TTGATTGATCCCGGAGAGAAGTACAGAATATCTAACCTTCCTAATGCAAAGAAGATAGGCGACAAGATTAGCGAGCGTCATCTTATGTTGATGGGAGGAAAAGGAGAAGAAACAACACAGGAAAATCAGACGGCTTAGTTACGAATCAGTAGCCCTTAACCGGATTACTACGTTGTATTTGTAACCCTGTCTATTTCATAAATAAAACCAGATTACTTCATTCCTGAAAGTCCGCAAGGATTACTTTCTTAAAAGATTGAAGCCTGAAAGGATGTGTATCGTGGGAATTACGAAAGAAAAACTTGCCGAGATGCAAGGGTGTAGTGTCGATGAAATCGACGACGAAGATGTTACTCTTTTCGATCAAGAAAAGGCAGCATCAGACGGATTGCCTCCTGAAGATGTGGACGAGGACATTGATGTTGATATCGAGGTCAAAGATGATAAATCTGATAAAAAGGATGAGTCTGAGACCAAAGATGATACAGAAGAGGTGATTAAAGGCGATACAGACGACTCTACCGAAACAAAGGATGTTGAGCTACCTGAACTGCCAGACGAGCTTAAAGATGCCTATGTGTTGAAGGAAACATACGTGGGCGGTGATCCAATCGGGGATGCTAATCATCCGCTTCATCAAATTGCTGTCGATAACTCGAAAGCAACTTATGCGGCTATGTCTGCAAAGCGACAAGCCGAAACTGAACGCGATGAGGCTAAGGCTGCGTTACTTAATATAGATGTCGATTCGGAGAACAATCCGAAAACTGGTGTCTATGGGAACAAAACGCTTGAAGAAGCTCGTGATGATGGAGTAGAACATGAATGGCATGATGCTCGTGATAATTACCGTTCTGTCATTAAGGAAAAGGCACGAGATAAAGCTGCTCGTGAAGTTTCGGGGAGGGAATACAAAGAGCGTGAGACAAAGTTTTTCACCGATAATCCCGAACTGAATAAAGATGAATTTCTTGAACGTCATGACGGACACACTTTCAAACAGTGTCAAATACTCGATAAGGTTGATGCTGGAGGTGGTGTTGAAGCGATGCTGAAGGTTGCTCGTGACGAAGGGTTTGCAGAGGGCGCTAAAAAGGGCAGTACAGAGACCCTTTCCGCTGTCAGTGAGAACACCACAAAAGCTGATGCCATCAAGGCTTCTGACGGAACATCGAAAAACACTTCATCTAAGGGTGAGTTTAAGCTCAAGTCAGCTACCGAGATGAACCACATGACCGATGAGCAATGGGAAGAATACGATGCCGAAGTACGAAAGGCAGAAGAAACGGGTAAGATTCCTAAAATCGGTGGCTAAAAAGTCCAGTAAGAGAGAGTTTTCTCTATCTGGAGTAAATTCGATAACTACTTTTATCATAAGGATAGAGTAAATGTCAAGACTAATGTCCTCGGACGACCGCGCACACGTGATTGTATATCAACGTAGATTGTGGCGGAGGTCGAGAAACTTATATATGTGGTCTCGTTTTACACATACAACCAGTCCACAAACGGAAGCTCAGGCTGCTCGCAAGCTGTGGCCGTCATTGAACACTAATGCGATTATCAATGTCATTCCGTCATCGTTTGCTGGAGCCGGTGACGGTTCAGGTAAGGGTGGTGGTGATCATGCACGTTTGGGAATGGTTGACGAGGTTTACGGTAATCCTGTACTTGGTGACACGACAGTAAAAGGCACTGGTACAGGACAATCAATGCGATATGCTGATGCGTATGTGCATCGTTTCCGTAAGGAAGCTATCGCCCAATTCGGCAAGAAGTCCATGCAGCTACTTGGCTCGTGGGGGCTTGATCTTGCTAAAGGTGTTGGACCGCAATTAACCGACTGGCACATGCGCTTTGAAGCCTCAAGGGGTATTCAAAATGCATTCCTGCGTGGTCATTCATGGCACATTCTACGTGGCACTGCTAATGCAGGGCTGGGTGTTACGGGCAGGATACATAAGAACCTGTATTGTGCTGGTGTAACCGCTGACGGTGCTTTTGACAGCAATTATCCAACATGGAGCGGAACTCCCGCAACATACGAAGCTGCTGCCGCAAAGCATGTGTTTGACGTGTCAGATGGTGCTTCGGAAAACCAGATGTCAGCCAGTTTACTTCGCTCTCTTGAAAAAGAGTGCATGAAGAAACGACTGAGAAAGATTAGCTTTGGTGGCGGGAAAGAAGCATACGTGATGATTCTGCATCCCGATCAGTATCACCAGTTGCTCGAAGATAGTGATTTCGTTAATTCGCTACAGAGCTGGGCTAATACAGATCAATCGAAGATATTTACCGAGAGTGCTGAAGCATACTACTCCGGCTTTGTTATCTTCCGGTCAGGATACGGTCAAGGTGGTGGATTTACTGTATATCCGCATTTATCGACTGCTGAGGGCGCAGGTAGCACTGGACTTGCCTACGAAGGAAATACGGTTGATAATGTTACCAATTTGTACTTTGGTCCGGTTAAGACGATTACGGCTGCACCGTATGTCGAGGAAAAAGAACCCACTAACACCTCAAACATCGAGAGCGATACTATTGCGCAGTCGGCACTTAATCATCTGCGTGGTGGTATGATTCTTGGTGCGCAGGCAATGAACGGAATCCTTGTTGAGCGTCCTTCACTCTTGAAAGAGATTGATGACTATGAAAACAAGAAATCCGTTGACATTGATGCCACATGGGGCTATAGCCGTCCTGACTTTGTTACCTATTCCGCATTCACGGATGACGGTGCTACAATCACGGAGACTATAGACAATTCGGAGAATACTTCAAGTATTCTATTCATAACCTATTCACCCGAAAGCCTCATAGGGCTATAACGATAAGGAGATAAACTATGCCTATTGCATACACGGCAGTACAACCTGCATCTAAGGGTTTTGATCTGTATCTCGTTGATGCCAACATTTCTCAGGGTGAGGATGTTGTGAAAAAGTACGGTACGGATCAGCTAATGATGATCAGGTCGAAGAAGGATCCAACAAAGGAAGTTGCTATTTGCTTCACTAATGGTACTCCGACGGGAGCGGCAGATACAGCGACAAACAACATTCCTCGTGCATCGCTGGCGTTTAATATAAAAGCGTCTGGAGATGGGGCATGCGCTAATGACAAAGCTCATTACGCTAAGACCGTTGAGGGTGTTGCTGCGACTGAAAAGTGGGCTCCTGTAACTAACGGCGAAGATGCCTAATAATCAGACTTAACTACGATAGGGGGAGGAATTAGCCTCCCCCTTTACCAGAGGACAAAATGGAAGATAGTTTAGAACAAAGTCTTATCGAATTGATCGAAGGTGGACTGATAACACAGAATGGCAGTTGGTACGAGGTGGTTGCTTCTGGTGATAAGTTTCACGGCAAGGATGAAATACTTGAACACATTACTAATCGCCCTAAAGTCGAAGAGCCTGAAGATAACAAATTGCCAATCCCTGACGATAACCTTGATGAAGTCGATGCAACTCCGGATGCTAAAGCTGAACCAGAGAAAATTGTGAGATTAGCTCCTGGCGAGGTGGATGATTCTGAACCTGAACCGAAACCAAAGCCAAAGCCGAAGGTAAAAATGGCAATGGTGGTGGCTATTGATAAGCAGGGATGGGGTAAACGGCAAATCAAGCATGGTGTTGTAGCTGATTTTGGTAAGGGTGACAAGGTTGTTGCCATGCCAAAGGACGAGGCTAAACGTCTATGCTCGCTTCACAGGCGCTTATTCTGCATCCTTGACCCACAGACCACAGGACTATTGATCAATCCCGTACATCTGAAAAAGCCTTCTGAATATACCAATCCAGAACTGATGCTTGAACTCGTGAATAGATATAAGGATAACGGTCTGTTTATGAAAGAACTGCGAGCAATGATACTTGAGACTGACGGCAATCTGTACGCAATATCAAGATGCTTGTCTGATTACGAGATGGTTGAATGTCTCCATACCACTGGTCAATATACGGTCATGGAAAAATCTGTCTTCGATCAGGCAAATACCGAAAAATCACAGGTACAAGCCGATAATGCTGACCTTCGCTCAAGGTTGGATATGGAACCACGTCCAGAGCCGGTTAAGTAAATGGCAGACTCAACACTAACAACTATAACCAATAGTCTGCGTTATGCCATTAACGACTTTGAAGCTCCGTACAGCATTGACGTTGGTGATGCGCTTGGACTCGTAAAGACATGGATTAACGCAGGACTTCAATGGATTAACCGTGAAGTTCCACACATTGAAGCGAATGCTGTTATGTTGCCGGATGGATTGAGTTACATCTTCGATCTGAGTTCTGGTATGGTAACAGCAGCCGATGTCACTGTTGCGATAACAGACTTTATGAAGCTGAAGATGATTACGGTTATTGGTGATGGTGTTGCTAACGGTAAGCCAATTCCTAAGCATGGCAGAGGTATTGCCTATATGCGTGAG